TCAGAGTATGTAGCAAGTTTATATAAACACTAAAAAGATGAATAAAAGATTAATAGTAATAGTATTTTTCTTGGTCATTTTAGTAATTGAATATGCAACAGTTAGTTTTACATATAATGTTGCTTATGAGACAGGAAGAAAAGCTGGTATTGATGAGATGGTAAACATCATTGACTCAATATTTACTGAAAGAGTAAACCAAAATTAATATGAAACTAAAACAAGTAGTTAGGAAAAGTATGGAGATTAGAGAGTCAGGCAGAAGCTCTGATTATATATCTCCTAGTTTTGGACATGGTTGTCTATTTAACTGTTCTTATTGCTATATGAAAAGGCATAAACCTACTGGGTTAACTATAGCTAAAAACATTGGAGATATATTAACAAGTATAAACAACCATGTGTATTTTTATGCACAAGTACCTAAACCAAATCAAACTCACGAAGAGTATATAACTTATGACATTTCTTGTAATGAAGATTTTGCATTACATGCTAACAATTACAATTGGGAATATATATTTGATTTCTTTAAGAATCATCCCAAGGCAATGGCCACTTTTGCTACTAAAACAGTACCATACAAGTTTTTAAAGTACAACCCAGAAGGCAAAGTTAGAATTAGATTTAGTCTTATGCCTGAAAAGATTAGGAAAGTATTAGAACCTAGTACTGCTCCAATAGAAAAAAGAATAGAAGCTATAGATAAATTTATAGATGCAGGATATGATGTGCATTTAAATTTTTCTCCAGTAGTTGTATATGATAACTGGCTAGCAGATTATAAAGAACTGTTTGAAAGCTTAGACAAGAATGTCAATCAAAAACAAAATGTTAAAGCAGAAGTTATCTTCTTGACTCATAACAAAAAGAAACATCTATATAACTTAGAGAATAATATACCTGGTGAAGATTTAATCTGGAGACCAGATTTACAAGAAGATAAAGTCTCTATCTATGGTGGAGAGAATGTAAGATATAATCATAAAGATAAATGTATTTATATAAAGGATTGGATTTCTGTACATAATCAAATTATTCCTTGGAATACTATTCGTTATATATTTTAAAGATGAGAATTATGACGAGAAGGTGTTGGATAACTGAGTTATATGTAAAAGAATTTATTGTAAAACAATTAAAAAAACAATATGAGTATAGTAATACTAAGAAGAAGAAAACTAGGGTTGACTTCTTGCAAATCAATTAAAAAATATGCTATTGGGAATATAGATGTACTTAGAAATGACAGGATAACTGGCGAAGAAGAAGTAGATTTATTAATTAGATGGGGATGTACTTCTCAGATACCTAGCAAAAGGACTTTAAACAAAGCAGAAGCTATTAGTCTAACTAATAACAAGTTAGCATCTAGAAAACTGTTTGTAGACAAAGGAGTAAGCACTCCTAGACTATATACAAATGACAAAGATATTAGCTATCCAGTAGTTGTAAGACCTACTAATCACTCTCAAGGTAAAATGTTTTTCTTATGTAATAATGAAGACGAACTTGAGAGAGCAATAGACAGAATACATTTTCTAGATAAAGACTTTTATATATCTGAGTATATCAACAAAGATAGAGAGTTTGGTGTATTTGTATTCAATGATAGAGTAACCTCTGTGATAGAAAAAGTTCCAAAGACTGAAGAAGCTAAGAAAGCTCATGCTTGGAATGTAGCGCAAGGTACTCATAGATTTGAAAATGTCAAATGGACAGACTGGAATGTAAAAGTATGTAAACTAGCTTTACAAGCAGTAAAAGTTTTAGGACTAGATTTCGGCAGAGTAGATATAATTACAGACTCTGAAGACAATGCTTATGTCTTAGAAGTTAATTCTGCACACAGTCTAACTTCTGAGTATAGACAAAAAGTATTTGCCAAGTGTTTAGACTATTATATTTCTAATGGTCCAGTTCAGAATGAATTGGTATTCAAGAGTATAAATAGTTTTAAAGGACTTATTCATCCAGCACTTAGGCCAAATAAAAAAGGTAATAATTTATAACCTTTGTAATTTTTTTCGTAACTTTAAACTTAATTAAATGACTAAGTTAAAAATAAAAAACGTAGAATTTCAAAATAATGCAATAGGAGATCCTTTAAATAACTCTCAAGGATTTGGACACTGGCAAGTATTTGGTAGATTCAATTTTACATTTGAAGGTGAAACACAAATATATAGCATCTGGATTAGTGATATTTCAGGTGGGTGTGGACCAGCCAGTCTTTCTAGATACCCTTGTATAAGTTCTGAAAAGAATGTAGATATTACAATAGCTATGATTAAGTATCTTATGAACCTTAGTGCAATGCAAGGTTCACCATTTATACACCATTATAACTATTTTACTATTACTCAAGGGTGGTATGAATATGAAGATGATTCTAAATATTTTAGAAAAGAGCTAAAAAAATTAGGCTTTCACGAGCATCTAAGTACTCATGCTAGACACTCTGCAATAGAAGATGAATATTTTGAAACAAGCCATGATGAATTTCAAAGCTTTTTCGTTTTAAACTTAGACCATTATTACAAAAATGCTTTTAAAGATTATGATGGTTATCTAGAAAAATTAGAAGCAATAGAAGATTTAGAACTTTAAGAAATGATTTATTTTATAACAGACAAAACACAAATACAATATTATGATAGAGATTTAAATTTTACTAATTTAGATGACTGCTTATTTTATCTAAAAGATAAAAAAGTAATAGGTTTAGATATAGAGACTTCTCGTAAATATAAAAAATATAAGTACAGAGAAGATATATATAAACCAGGCTTAGACCCTTATTTCTCTAGGATTTGTATGCTTCAGATAGGTGACTTGGATAATCAATATATTATTGATGTTAGGTTTGTAGACATAGCTCCATTGAAATCTATATTAGAAGACAAGAGTATTTTAAAGGTAGGTCATAACTTAAAGTTCGAGACAAAACATTTGTTATTAAACCACGATATTTTTATACAAAATATCTGGGATACTATGATTTGTGAGAGAGTCTTATATAATGGCGAGAGAGTAAAATATTCTTTGGAAGCTTTGATGAAAAGACATCTAGGCTATTCTAATAGAGAAGAACTATCACTATTTGATATGTATAATGAAGATGAAGAATACGAAGAGTATGAGTCTTTATTTAACTTCTTGGATGGTAAGAAAGAGAAACTATATGTAGACAAGAGTATTAGAACTCAGTTTATAGAGATAGGTAACACTCCTTTTACTAAAGAACAAATAGAGTATGGTGCTACAGATATTATAACACCTCTGCAACTAAGAGAAATTCAATTAAAAGGTAGGATGATAGCAGAAGATGATTTCTACTTACCTGAAGTTGGATTTAAACTAGAGAATGCTTTTGTACCTATATTAGGTAGAATAGAACTTAGGGGTGTATCTATCAATCAAGACAGATGGGTAGAGTTAGCAGATGAAAACTTTAATATCTATTTAGAGAAAAAAGATAGGCTAGACAAATGGGTTACTGAGAATCATACTCAGTTTACCATAAGTGACTTATTCGAAGGGACTAAATGCAATATAGATTGGAAGAGTCCCAAATCTGTAGTAGAGTTTGCTTTATATTTAGGAATATGTCCTAAAGAAAAGTCTAAATTTACTGGAGAAGAAGAGTATACTGTTGGAGCAAAGGCTATGTTTAAATTGTTAACCAATGAAAATAAAGAAAACTTTTTTGCAGGTAAAGAATTAGAATTTAAAAGTGCAGATGATTATCAGGCTTTTATAACTAATTTCTTACTATTAAAAAAGTATCAGCAGTTGACTACAACATTTGGTAAAGAGTGGTTAAGATATATCCACCCTATTACTGGCAAAGTATATTCTAACTTTATTCAATTAATGAATACAGGCAGAATGAGTTCTACATCTATTAATCTGCAACAGATACCTAATGGTAAAGAGTGGAGAAAAATGTTTATTCCTGATGGGGGATATGATATGATAGCTACTGACTATTCAGCTCAAGAAGTTAGAGTAGGAGCAGAAGTTACTAACAATAAAACATTGCAATCTCTTTTTACTGAAGGGCATCCTATATTTGGTACTGATGTGCATTCCTTAACTGCTACTAATATGTTTAAAATTATAAAGGCAGATGAGTCTTTTATATGTGACAAGGAAGTAAATAAAAAGGAAAGGAATGTAGCTAAGGCTATGATATTTAAGATATTCTATGGTGGCTCTGAATTCACTATTAGTATGGATTTAGGAGTTAGTCTAGATGAAGCTACTAAGTTTTATAAAGCATTCTTTCAAGCTTATCCAGGACTTCAAGAAGACTTTGACACTACTAAAAAGCTAGTGGTAAAGAGAGGCTGGATAGAGCTAGATAAGTATACTAAGAAAAGATATTTTTATCCTGACTTTGGTAAAATGAAGAGAGCTTATGAAAAAGCAATGTCTTATTATCCAGAAGGTTATAATTATTTAACCTATGAAGAAAAGCAGATTATAAAGAGTAGATTAAAAGAAGAACACCCTGAGTTATCAGGTTATTGGAAGGAATACATGATTTTAAAAGGCAAATTAGAAAGAGCTGCGTTGAATTATAGAATTCAAGGTACTTCTGCTACTATGACTAAATTAGCTACTATATTAGTTGACAAGGACTCTTCCTTAGAAGAAGGTGTACTATTACTTGTACACGATGAGATAGTTCAACAATTTAAGCAAGACAAGTCAGAACAGATGGCAGAGTTTACTATTGAATGTATGAAGAAAGCAGGTACTTATTTTTGTCAAAATGTCCCTATGGATGCAGAAACAGCTGTAGGAGACCATTGGATACACTAAAAAATAATAAAATGTCAGAAAACTTAAAAGAACAAAACTATAATGAGTATAATATATATTCAGAAGAAGACTACATTAGAGATATAATAAGAGAACAAATTATTATTGACATGTCACAAAGAGAACTTATGTATGACAACCTAAGAATGAGAAAAGTCCGACAGGATTTTGAAAAGATAGAATTTTAAAAATAAAATGAACGAGAATTTATTAAACAAACTGAAAAATTTTAAGATAAATGGAAACCACTTAATGATTATGTCTCTGCTTAAAGCAGGAGAAAGTGTTAAAGAATTTGCTTGGTCTTTCCAAGTAAAAATGACAGAGTTTCAATACTTAATTAGAAAAGGAGTTTTAGAAATGGAAAGAGTAGGTAATACTTTTAACTTTGATAAAGCTTCCTTGACTAAATTAGGTGAGAGAATGTTAGATGAACTAGAAAAATATAGTTCAGATGAAAAAGTTTCTACGTCAACACAGAAAGTAAATAAAATTAAGAAAGAAGAAGACTTAGATTGGTTAGAAGAATGGAGAGATTTATTTAAAGATAAGAAGCCAGGTGGCGCAGGTAACAAGCAAGGCTGTTACAAGAAAATGAAAGTATTTTTAAATGAGAATCCAGATGTAACTAAAGAAGAGATCTTTGCAGCAGCAGAAGCTTACTTTGATTCGTTAGATAATTTGAAATATATGCAACAAGCTGACTACTTTATTAGTAAAGGTACTGGTCAGAATGTAAGCTCTAGATTATCTCAATGGGTTGAGTATGTCAAAGAAGAAGGTCTTCAGCAAAAACAAGATTGGCATGAAACAATTTAATTTTCAGAAACATGTTGAAAGAATAAAAGAGAACAAAGCTAAAATAGAAAGTGGTTCTTATAACTGTATACCTTTCACAGAGAAATTTCCTAGATTGAGTACATATTTACCTGGTATTATAAAAGGTACTTATTACATCGTGACAGCAAATTCAGGTGTTGGTAAAACACAGTTGACTAAGTATATGTTTGTAAGAACACCCTATGATTTTATTAAGAATCACCCTGAAACAGGTCTAAAGCTAAAGATAATTTACTTTGCTTTAGAAGAATCTTTAGAAGAATTTATTAATACCATAATAGTAGCTTGGCTTGCAGAGACATATAATATACACATAGATGTTTTGGCATTACAGAGTATGTTAGAGTCTCTACCACAAGATATAATAGATAAGATAGAAGAAGGTAAGAGATATTTTGAAGATTTGTTTGAGTGTGTAGATGTAGTAGATTCTGTAAGTAATCCTTATGGAATGTACAAATATTTAAGAGAGTATTCTAATAATAATGGACATCATTATTGGACTCAGTTAAACTTACAAGAAGGAGAAGAAAAGTTATTTATCACTCACGATAAATATGAATCCTTTGACAAGGATAAAAAGTCTAATTGGAAATATTCTCATTATGAACCACATAATCCAAATGAGTATGTTGTTGCAATATCTGACCATATTAGTTTATTAACTCCAGAAACAGATTTTAATACTGGACAAAAGATGAACTTGCATGGTACTATGGGTAAATGGTCTGCAGATTACTGTAGAAAGCAAATAACTAAACATTGGAAGTATGTTGTTGTGAATGTACAACAGCAAGCTGCTGCAGCAGAGAATGTTGACCACTTTAAAGCTAATAAATTAGAACCTTCATTGGCTAATTTAGCAGACAATAAGTTGACAGCAAGAGATGCTCTAGTAATTATTGGTTTATTTGCCCCTGATAGATACGAGTTAAACAAGTATATGGGGTATGATATTATAACATTAAAAGATAACTTTAGAAGTCTTTTAATATTGAAAAATAGGATTGGCAAACCTAATTTAAAGTTGCCACTCTTCTATGACGGTGCAGTCAATCTCTTTAAAGAGATGCCTAAACTTGATGAAGAAGAGAAACTAAGAAAAGTCTACGAATTTGTAGATAAAAAACAAAAAAGATAAAAATGTCAAAAGCAGCATTAATTGTAGGAGAGAGTGGTACAGGTAAAAGTACATCTGTATCATTTCTAGATCCTAAAGAAACTTTTATTATTAACGTACAAGGTAAAGATTTACCTTTTAGAGGGTACTCTAAGAATTATACACCTATACCAGAAGAAGGACCACCTTCAGAAGGTAATTTATTAAATACATCAGACCCAAAGCTTATTTCAAAGGTTGTAGTGTATGTATCTGAGAATAGACCAGAGATTAAGAATATCATTATAGATGACTGGCAATATGTAGCAGCTACAGAATTTATGAATAAAGCAGAGCAAAAGGGTTTTGACAAGTTTACTAGCATAGGTAAAAATATATGGACTATTGCCTATCTACCTAAACTTTGCAAAAGAGATGATTTAATGTTATTCTATCTTACACACTCAGAGTCTGCAGTAGATGAGACTACAGGTGGAAGATATATGAAGGCTAAAACTGTAGGTAAATTGGTAGATAATGTAGTAACCTTAGAAGGTATGTTTACTATCGTACTATTTACAGATGTTGAAAAAACAAAAGAAGGAATTAATTATTCTTTCTTAACACAAAATACAGGTAGTAATACTGCAAAATCTCCAATGGGTATGTTTGAAACATTAAAAGTACCTAATGATTTAAATATGGTAAGAAACACTGTATATGAATATTATAATTAAAAAATTGAATACAAATAAAAAAAATTAAACACAAATGAGTAAATTTAATACAAAAGGCAAAGAAGTTAAAGAAGAAGTGAAAGTAAGCAAATGGTTAGAGCCATTGAGAGCACATGTAGCAATGATTGATGAAGTAGAATATTTTGAGTCTAGTCAAAAGTCAACTCCAGGTATGAAGATTACCTTTAGAGGTAAGCCTATGGCAGAGTTGGAAGGTGTAGGTCAAAAAGCAGAAGA